CGCATAGCGTTGCGCTCTGCTGCCACTTTGCTGCCAATGTGTAACGAAGGAGTCACTTGTATCATCATATTTTATGAGCAAAAGAGGCAAGGCACATCATTGTGTTATTTTGAGGCAGTTGAATTATGCAAGAGGAAGCCATTTTTATTTCTATTAGGTTATAATTTAACAAAAAGGATGGCGGTGAGGGCCACCCATAATATGATAAGATAAAGTACGCTTTACTATATGAATTCACTCATCTTTATCATCTAAGTCTTCATCATCTAATTCGTAATTATAAGGGTACAGAACTACCTCATCTTCAGGTATTACTGCCTCGCATTCTGCAAGCTTATGGGCATCAAAAAAATTCGTAGCCATTACTGAGTTTTTGAAATTTCTGTCTGCAATCCACTCTGAGTTCCATATTTCTATGTGAGGTGTACTATATGCCCCAGAAACAATTGAGCAAAGTGGTTCATCGTAAGTTATATTTTTTTTAATATGATAAGAAATACGTTGCAACCAAATATCTAGGATGCCTGTTCCTAATATTGCAGAGAATTTATCTTTGACTTTCTCAAGCAAATCTGTCTTTTCATCATCATTTTCGACAAACTTAAGTGTGTTGCTCAGGACCAATGCGCAAGAAGCAAATGTTCTAGGGTTATTAAGCATCATATCAGCAATGATACTAACAATTGGACGCACATCTTCATTTAATTTATTCATTCTTTCTAAGCGCTTATTAATCTTTGAAAGATATTTGTCTAGCTGTCCAGAGTTTTTGTGTTTTCTAGAGAAAATAGCGAGTTTCAATAGAGTCTTTTGAATTGTAGTCGCGTAAACGTTTTTTCCGAACTGCATTAAGGCATCTTGTTTGTCTGGCTTCATCGAATTGAAGATTACATCTTCTGAAAGAGATGTTTTAGACGCATTTAAATGCAAACCTAATCCTTGAAGGATGACAGTTAGATGTCTTGCTAATGCCTCAGCATCTTCCTTGCTATTGGTAAAAACTCTGTAGTCATCACGGTATCGGATAATATGATAGTCAGTGATATTTTCTTCTTCTAGTTTTTCTCCCAATAACTCATCTGCATACCCAAGCACTATTTCAGCGATAAAGTCCATAGGAGCAGAACCCTGTGGTATGCCGTTTGTTTGCCCCCAACGCATTTGGCGTAAAGCATGATCTATCTTATTACCAAGATTATCATTTACACCTCTTACCTCCTTGGATTGTTCTTTGGTATGAATTGCCCATGGTATAGAATGTGTATAAATTGAAGGGTAAAAATTAGCTATATCTGTAATAAAAAGATATTTAAAATCAAGAGCCTTATTAATCGACTCTTGCTCGACATCGCGCCACCATCCATTAACAGTTTCGGCAGTGTCAGAAACATCAGTTTCATTCGACTCTCTAGGTAAACTCGCACATACTATCTTTTTATTTTCTTGAAATTTACTAAACCTTTCGACCAACAAATCCCACTCATCTTCCTCAGTTATTTTATGAACGAGATGAACATAAATAGCTGGGTGAATTAATTCAAGTGGTCGCCAAGAGTAATGACCATCTTTGTTGGTTTGTAATGTATAATTAACATTTTCGAAATCGCATGCTTTTCTGTAACCAATATCACTAATACCATTCTGCTTTTGGATAAGGGCATCGCTTACAGCTTGAAGTAGGGGTTCAAAATTAAAATAAATAGGAAGAGGGAAGCTGCAGTAACTATGATGTTTTAGAAAGTATGCTCTGGCATCGTTTGCTGCCATATCAGTTATTAATGTCATGGTTGCAATCTCAGTTGTCTATATAAAGTATTATTTATGTTTAATTGTATCTAATGTAAAAATTTTAAATGCGATTTAGAGGGTTAAACAACATCGCCTCAGACAAATGGTCTGGTGCAAAGTGGGCATATCTCATCGTCACTTTAATATCCGTATGCCCCAATATCCGCTGTAGAACAAGGATGTTGCCGCCATTCATCATAAAGTGAGATGCGAAAGTGTGACGTAAAACATGTGTCAGTTGTCCAGCAGGTGTCTCGATTCCGGCACGTTGCATGGCCTTTCTAAAAGCTGAATAGCATGGTTTAAAGAGCAACTGCGCTTTCCTGATGGATGGCAGTTCAGCCTGTAATTTTTCAGTTATCGGCACCGCTCGGTTTTTCTTGCCTTTAGTTTTCACGTATATGATCTGACCGGCGCGGATTTGGTTTCCCTTTAGACTTTCTGCCTCACTCCATCGTGCGCCTGTTGCCAGGCAGATTTTCACAATGGTCGTCAGATCCTTAGATCGGCTGTTCTCACATTCGGCGAGGAGCGTTCTAATTTCCTCAATGGTGAGATACGCCATCTCCGATTCACTGATTTTAAACTCTCGAACGTTTTCTAACGGGTTCGGTGCGGTCCATTCATCTAACCGGCGTAGCTCGTTAAACATCGCCCTGAAATACGCTAGTTCTAAATTCACTGTGCGAGGCGTTACCGTCTTAACTCGGCTGGAGCGGGTGATCTTCCCGCTTAATCGCTGCTCGCGATAAGACGCAAAAATTTTCGCGTTAAACTCGGTTGCGAGTGGATTACCCATCGCCTCGCAAGCGAACGCCATTGTGGTTCGCCGCTTCTCACCATCCGCCAATGTAATGCCATGCGTGTTGAACCACAATTCTACCAGCTCAATTACCCGCCGCTTATCTGCCTTCTCTCCAAGCCAGGGCTTATCCTGAGCCTGTTCTTTTACGAACTTCTCATAGGATTGTGCTTCGCCCTTCGTCGCAAACTGTCGGCGAATCCTTTTGCCGTCTCGGCCATTGGGAAAAACCTGCACCTGCCATTTCCCGCTGGGTAATTTATTTATCGCCATGCTTAGCCTTCAAAGGTACTCAGTGCGGGCAACGACTTTGCCCAAAACCCTGATGTCATCTGCTTTACATTCGAATGAAGCTTTTCCATTCTCAACGCGAATGCGCCCGCCTGGAAAACGGTAAAGCTCTTTAACGCTAATGAGCTTATCAATCTCAATGAGCCACAGCCCGTCGGTGATCTCTGCGGCGGTCATATCAACCAGGTAATTCTGTTTCTCGAAATGTACTAATAACGGGGCTTTTACATCACTTGGTAAGAGCTGAGCGTCATATGCAACCCAATCAGATGATGAAAAGTTCCCATTTGTGATTTTTTTGAGTTCGATTTTGGTTAATGGTTGATCTTGATTTGTGATGTTCGAGTCACCGCGTCCATAGGTCAGCCACTCAAGAGAAGTGCCGGTTTCCATTGAGCAAATCAGCACCCAATCAGCAGGAAAGTTCCCACGCATTATGCGGTTAGCCATAGTGCTTTGAGACACATTCAAATGACGGCACAGTGCCTGTCGGGATGAAAAACCATATGCTTGAACGATACGCTCAATGGGATCTTTACCACCCTCTGGTAAAGTTGGTGCTTTACGACTCGTAAAATCTTTCGTTGACCTTTCCAATTTGTGATCCTAATATTCACTCGTCGTATCAAGACGTGCTTAATAGTGATTAATAGAGTTGGCTAGAACTCAACAGAGGATACTGCATCATGACCCGTAAACTTTCAATGCGTCCTTCAATCAATCTCGTGATCTCGGAACCTTACATAACTGTCGAAGAGTTCTGCCGTCGCACTGGTTACAAGGAAGGCACCGTTCGCCAGATGTACCGTGAAAACCGTTTACCCATCAGAAAGAAAGAGGGCTTAAACGGACTTATCGAAATCAACATGGTTGCTCTCACTATCGAAGCCGCTGCTGGCTGCGAAATCACAATGCAGGCTTGATACATCCATATTGGGATAGCAGAAGGGATTTATCATGTTTGATTTTCGAGTCTCCACACATAGCCATTTCGATGATGCGTGCCGGGCGTTTGCACTGAAGCACAACATCATTCAGCTGGCTAACAAAGCCGGGCTGAATCCTCAGACCATCCGTAACAAACTCAATCCGGAACAGGTTCACCAGTTAACCGTTCGTGAAATGCTACTGCTTACCGATCTGACGGAAGACGCAACGCTGATTGACGGCGCGCTTGCACAGCTACACTGCCTGCCGTGTGTGCCCGTAAACGAAATGGCTCAGGAAAACCTTCCAGCTTATGTCCTGAAAGCCACTGCCGAAGTAGGGCAGCTAGCTGCGGGCGTAGTGAGCCAGGAGCAATTAACGACAGCTTGCCGTCGTGGTCTGGTGCAGAACGTACACGCAGGTATCCGCTGTCTCACTCTGGCCGCACTGGCAGTTCAGGCAAGAGTTCACTCTAACCCTGCGCTTTCCGGTACTGCTGATGTGTTAAGCGGTATCGGTGCATCAATCGGGATGGTCTGAGAAATGGCGTTTTCAGTGGCTCCGCTTCTGAAGCGGCAAAGCCCGTCCCACGCATACGGCCACGGCTGGATTGCGGCAGATAAGGGCAGGCGCTGGCATCCGGCAATTTCACAGGCCGAACTGCTGGCAGAATTAACCGGTAAGAGGAAAGAATCATGGGTTACAAAGCTGAGAGTATCACTGTTCAGATGAACGCGGGGCAGCGTGCAAGTGCGCTTAATCATATCTCTGCGCTTCGTACCATGATGTACGGCGATTGCAGCCACGAACTCAAACGCTTTATCGCAGATATGCGTAATAAACGCGATCACCAGGGTGAACAGAATGGCCGTGCACTGAGCGCAATATTCTTCCTGGCAAATATCAGCAAAGAACGTCACAGCGTTGATTTCAGTGAACTGACGAGTGACGAATTAACGGCGCTGATTAGCGCGATGAATCACTTAAAAGCAGTCGTGAGTTTATTTCCAAAGAATCTGACGTTACCTAATTAATTAACCCAACGAAATTAAATGGCGTAAACCCGCCGGGCATTTTTTTGCCCGAATTCAGGAGAAAGAGAAATGCGAAACATCCAGACCCGTAATTTTAAAGCAGATGACGACGCGCTTAATGCCCTGCTGAGCAAGGCCAAAACTGAGCAACGTTCTGATGATGCACTGTCCGTTTCTATCCGCCTGGCCGCGCTGGCAATTCATGCCCGCAAACAGGAAATGTCAGCGGCGGAAATCATCGAGCTTCTGGACAAAGAAGCAGAACGCTTTGAGAACCAGGCGCAGGAGCTGCACTGATGGCCGATTCAATGGATATGGTACAGCAGCGCGTGCAGGAAGAGCTGGCGCGCAATCTGGCTAACGCTACTCACCGCCCGGCAGGGGCGAGTGAGTTTTTCTGCCTGTCATGCGGCGAAGAAATCCCGGAAAGGCGCCGCCGCGCATTACCGGGCGTTTGCCTCTGCGTGACCTGCAAAGAAATCAGTGAGCTGAAAAGCGTGCATTACAAAGGGGCGGCATTATGAAAACCATCCTGAAATGGGCCGGCAGCAAGTCCGGCCTGATGCCTGAGCTGATTAAGCACCTGCCCGCAGGTGATCGTCTGGTTGAACCGTTTGCCGGTTCCTGTGCCGTCATGATGAATACGGATTATCCGGCCTATCTGGTGGCGGATGTTAATCCCGATCTCATTAACCTCTATCGTCAGGTTAAAGAGCATCCCCGCCCGTTTATTGTCGTTGCGTTATCGCTCTTTAATCAGAAGCAAACTGAAGAAAGTTATTATCAAGTTCGCAAAGATTTCAACTTCAACGCGGCGCTACCACTGCTGGAACGTGCTGCGCAATTCCTTTATCTCAATCGCCACGGCTACCGTGGCCTTTGCCGCTATAACAAGCGCGGCGAATTTAATAATCCTTACGGCCATTACAAACAGCCATATTTCCCGTTGGGCGAAATCGAAGCGTTTGCCGCGAAGGCTCAGCGCGCGACGTTTGAATGTCTGGGGTACAGCGAAACCCTGAACATGGTCCGTGCCGGTGATGTCGTTTACTGCGATCCGCCATATCACGGCAAGTTTACCGCTTATCACACCGAAGGGTTCAGCGAAGATGATCAGCACTCGCTAGCCTGCATCCTTCTGGGTATCTCTGAGCGTAACCCGGTCATCGTTTCAAACAGCGACACAATGTTTACCCGCAGCATCTTCCGCCAATTTGACCTGACAAAAGTCACTGCTGCTCGCTCTGTTGGCGTGGCCGCCGGTGAAAGCAAGCGCGCATCCGAAATCATTGCGGTGCGTCACATGAGTATGGCGGTGTAATGACTCAGGTCTTCGCATACCCTTGGAATGCACCTAAAAAGGCAATCAATCCACAGCTGGACCCGGCGGACGTTGCGCCGGTGTCCGCGCTTTCAAACCTGATCAGTCTTTATGCTGCGGATAACGAGCAGGAGCAGCTGCGCCGTGAGGCAATGAGTGATGAGGTTTGGGACCGCTACTTTTTCAATGAGGCCCGCGATCCTGTCCAGCGCGAAATTGTGCAGGACAGAATTATCAGCGGGGCAAAAATGGCCCGCGAACAGCAGCAACACAATCCCGATCTGGTTATCGTGGCCGATGTCAGCGCGCAGCCTTCGCACATCAGCAAGCCTCTCATGGAGCGCGTTAAGTTTTTCCACAATCTCGGCAGGCCGCAGGCTTATTCCCGTTACCTGCGCGAAACCATCCGCCCATGCCTTGAAAGGCTGGCCCGCGTGCGCGAAAGCCAGGTTTCTGCCTCCTTCCGGTTTATGGCCGGTCACGACGGGTTGGACGGCTTGCTGGCGTTGCCTGAAATGAACCAGAATCAGGTCAAGCGCTTATCAACGCTGGTTGCTGCACACATGAGCATGTGTCTCGATAAAGCCAGCGGCCATCTGTTCGTCAGTGACGACGTGACGCCGGAGCAGGTCCGCCAGGCATGGGAAGCTGTTGCGGCGGAGGCGATGCGCCTGGACGTAATTCCCCCGGCCTTTGAACACCTGCGCCGCAAAAAGCGCCGCCGCAAGCCTGTGCCCTACGATCTGATCCCGCCATCGCTGGCCCGTATGCTCTGCGCGGATTGGTGGTATCGCAAGTTATGGCAGCTGCGTTGTGAATGGCGTGAAGAGCAACTGCGTGCTGTCTGTCTGGTCAACAAAAAAGCGTCACCATACGTCAGCTATGAGGCGGTAATCCATAAGCGTGAGCAGCGCCGGAAGTCTCTGGAGTTCTTCCACTCACATGAGCTGGTCAGCGATGAAGGCGATACGCTGGATATGGAAGACGTGGTAAATGCCAGTAACAGCAATCCGGCACACCGCCGTAATGAAATGATGGCCTGCGTTAAGGGGCTGGAGCTTATCGCGGAGATGCGCGGCGACTGTGCCATGTTTTACACCATCACCTGCCCGTCGCGTTTCCACGCCACTCTGAATAACGGCAGACCGAATCCAAAGTGGACCACGGCCACGGTTCGCCAGAGCAGTGATTATCTGGTTGATACGTTTGCCGCCTTCCGCAAGGCCATGCACAAAACCGGTATGCGCTGGTATGGCGTGCGGGTTGCTGAGCCGCATCATGATGGAACCGTACACTGGCACCTGCTGTGCTTCATGCGTAAAAAGGAGCGTCGCTCAATCACCGCTCTGCTGAAAAAGTTCGCTATCCGGGAAGACCGCGAAGAGCTTGGTGGCAATACAGAGCCGCGATTTAAGGCGGTGCTTATCGATCCGCGTGAGGGAACGCCGACCAGCTATATCGCTAAATACGTCAGTAAAAATATTGATGGCCGTGGCCTGTCTGATGAAATCAGCGCAGAAACGGGTAAATCACTGCGTGACAGTGCGGAGAACGTGGGCGCGTGGGCGTCACTTCATCGTGTTCAGCAGTTCCGATTCTTTGGCATTCCGGGCCGCCAGGCATACCGGGAACTGCGTCTGCTTGCCGGGCAGGCGCTGAGAAATCAGAGTGATAAAAAAGCCGGTGCGCCGGTGCTTGAAAACGCGCAATTGGACGCTGTGCTGGCCGCTGCAGATGTGGGCTGCTTTGCCACCTACATCATGAAACAGGGCGGCGTACTGGTTCCGCGCAAACATCACATCGTCAGAACAGCCTATGAGCTTAACGATGAGCCTACCCCTTACGGCGATCACGGCACCCGGATTTATGGCATCTGGTCCCCGTTGGTGGCGGGCCGCATCTGCACGCACGCGACGAAGTGGAAAATGGTCCGTAAGGCCGTTGACGTTCAGGAGGCGACAGCCGACCAGGGCGCTAGCGCCCCTTGGACTCGTGGCAATAACTGTCCCCCTGATGAAAAACTGAACATTTCAGGGGGCAATCCTGTATCAGTTGAACCTGCAGAGCCGGGCGAAGTTGCTATTTATGGTCCGGCTGATTTCGAGAACATGACCAGAAAGCAGCGCCGGGATCTGCTGGCGCGTCTGCGGGTGGTGAAACCGCGCCAGAAGCAGGATTATAAGCAGGAAATTGACGACAATCAGCGGGCGTTTCTGGTTGCAGAACTGCGGGTGAGGGGATTTACCGGGGAAGAAAGGGAAATAAACCTGCTTCTGTCCGGGGGTAGCCTTAATTCCGGGGCAGGCATGCGCATTTTTTACAGTAATGGACGGCTGCAGGAGGATGATAAATGGAGTCGATGGATCTAGCCTTAATCGCATCCAGGTGGTGTAAATGGTTAAAAATCAAGGGCTAGACAAAGCACCTGTTTCGGCAAAAAATCAGAAAACGGCCTATTGATCGTAAAAAATAATTTCACATTTGAAAACTGATAATATACTGTATGCATAACCAGTTGTTGATTGTGCGGAGGGAATATGCAGGATTTTTTTTTAGAGTCAATGAAGTTGCAGCGTATTGATTTTTTTATAAAACTTGTCGCTGCAAGCGATTGTTCAGAGGAAGAAAAACGGTTAGCGATTCAGTGGGTTTCTGAGCTTACTGACGAGCTGATGCGCAAGGTTAGAAATCACGAATACGCCCGTTCCATGGAAGTTTCAAAATAGTAAGAGCATCGGGTGATTGTTCAGGCTAAGATGTGAAAAGATAAAAATTCAATCAAAGCAAGAGCTTATGTGGTTATATGCGTAAATGTTGTTGTCAGAGTGAAGCTGAGAAGGCATTAGATTCTATAAAGAAACTATGAGGAGCAGCAGGATAACTGGATTAGCTGTAGCAGGTGAAAAGATAAGGCGATGACTAGATATAGAACTCATCCATGATGTTTTAACCATATGTAGTGCTTGGTGTGTTTTATACAAAAATATCTTTCTTGTTATTTCATATGGATATAAGAAATTTATTTTACATTTGTTATATTCATAGAGATGCCAAGGATTGAGCGTTAACCTTTTCTTATTTTGGCAGTTTTTTATAAGTTAATAGGTTCCAAAAAATGTCAAAAAATTCACAGCCTGCAGCTTCACAGCCTGCGCAAGTTTCTTTCCCCAGTTACTTTCCTTCTGGCGTTCCACCAAAAGAGGCAAAAGAAGCATCCGGAGAGTTTTATCGCTTAACTAGAGCTAAACCTCCGGGAAAAGATTGTTTCCTTAACATGCATGATGAAAACCCCAAAAGAATGAGCCGTTTCAAAGGTCTTCCCTTGAAGTGTTGTTATGGGGTCTCAATGTATACAGAAGAACAATCGCTGATTAATGCATTCGACAAATTTCCCGAAGGGGTAGGTGAACGTTTCATAGCGAAAGGAACGCTTGATACTGCTGACGGTGCGATGATGAAGACAGGAGCTCCTGATTCTACTCATTATACCATTTGGCTTAGTACAGATGCTGAGATTCATCAAAAGTTCTCTTGCATCAGAGGGCTAGTGAAATGAGTAACATTTTTCTTGCAGATACTCTTTTAGGCACTCTTTACATAAAAAACGTGTATGAGTTTTTTGAAGGGCCTAAACTGTTTTCTGTAACTAATGAAGTGGATGGTTTGTTTGTTGTCTATTGGATTGGTGATGAAGAAGATTTCGATAAGTGGATAGTACTTCCCATTTCAAAAGGACGCTTAGAACACCTCGAACGTAAAAGAATAGACATCAATAGTTTGCTTATGTATCAGGAGCAAAGTTTTTGCTTCCAGCTAAATATACCATATGATGATAGCCAAAAGCATGTTTTTAACAGATTAAATGCTGATGATTTCAAAAGTTCAATAAAGTTTCCGAAAGTGGGTTTGTACATTAGCTCTGTAATACCGATGTTGCCAACTGGCAAGCTAGGTTCGAGTATTGAGTTTTCAACACATGAGATCCATGTTGAGAAAACTGCCTCATCTAAAGAACCGCTAGTATTAAAAGGTGTTTCAAAGCTATTTGAATGTTTTAATGATCTTTATTCATCAATTATGAATTCTTTAGATGAAAAGGATATAATGCGGCCTGTATCTGGACGCCCTGGTTCATTTGTTTTGTCTTTTCAGGCAGATAAGATGCATCAGGTTGAACCACTGCTTAAGAGCTTGAATGAATTGATAATATCTCGGGGAGATATCGTTAGTTTCATTAAAAGAACTAAGATCGATGTTCAGGTGCTTTCTGCACTTTTTGAAAATATAATTGAAACAAGCTCAAGTTTTGAACTTAAAAGTAACACCACAGACGAATTGGTTTTGGTAGTAAGAAAAAATGACGCAGAGTTTTACAATGGCGTATTAGCAAAAATGTCTGCACAGGTGGTAGGCGGCTATCAAGTGCCTCAAGCTAATTTAATTGATCAGGTTTTCAAAATAGTTGAATTAAAATGGCAAGACAAGCATCTTAATTTAATTAGCACAGGCTTGGATGATAGGCATATTTTATACTATATTCATGCTGCTAAAATATTAGGGTTTATTAATAGTAATGGCTCTGTTTCTGCTCTGGGGCAGCAGGTTGCTGAATCAGACCATGATAAACGGTTAAGAATTGCAGCACGTAGTTTTGAATCTAGCCATTGCGGCTGGGCTTGGATCACTTGGAGTCAGGCCAAGAACCTTTCAGAACTTGATCCCAGTACAGCAGAGTCTTTCTTACTCGATAAATGTTTATCATTGAGTGTTAAAACCATGCAAAGAAGAGCCTCTACATTAAGAAAATGGGTAGAGGCACTAAAACCATCTTACCAAGAGCAATGATGGAAGAAAGTTAGAGACATAGGTAGGATCAAAGCAATAAAGCGAAGCATATGACTTCCCGGTACATCAGTCCGCTCTGAGATTACAGCTTTTCATGTGAGTGCATGTCTATGCTGCATGAATCTGCATGATCCCTGAAGGATCGTTTATGCCCCGGCCTGCCAGTAATGGCGGGCTTTTGCTTATGTCATGCAGCTGCATGAAAATCACTGCATGAAGCGGGCAGGCGTGGCGGGGCTACGAGCGCGCGCGCAACTCAATAGCACAGGTTGCAGAAGTGATTCTTCAGATTATTATGTTGTAAACAATTACCCAAGGAGTTGGTATGTCTATCGAATCAATTAAATCGAGAATTGACTTTTTTTTAAGCATGTCTGAGCCTTATGTAATGGCTATCAAAGGTGAGTGGGGGGTAGGTAAGACCTATGCCTGGAATAAATACCTAATTGAAGCAAGAAAAGATGGGCGGGTTCCTAGTGGTAAATATTCATATGTCTCTTTATTTGGAATAAAAAATCTGGATCAATTAAAAGAAGCTATTTTTTCAAATGCTATGTCCAACGAGCATGCAGGTGAACAGCCAAGCCTACAAAGCTTTCAAAATAACACTAAAAATTTATTAGATAGCTTCAGTAGACAGTCATGGAAATTTGTTAAGGACCTTCCCTATTTAAATCATGCTACTCCAGCAATACAGGCTTGGTCTTTTATGTCTGTCTCCAAGTACCTTATATGTATAGATGACCTAGAAAGAAAGGGGGCTTCACTTGAAGTCAAGGAGGTGTTGGGGTTGATATCCCTTTTGAAAGAGCAAAAAGATTGTAAAGTTGTATTGCTTTTAAACGATGGCACTAAAGAGGTTGAGGATTATAGTAAATATAAAGAAAAAGTATTGGATTTAGAGCTTTATTTTTCACCGTTACCAGAAGAGAGTGCTAACATTGCTTACGATAAATCTAAAGACTTCCATGAGAAATTATCAGGATATACGATAAGACTCGAGATAAGTAATATTAGAATACTAAAGAAAATTGAAAGCACTGTGAGCTTATTATGGCCTTTATTGGATGGTTGTGATGAAGAGATAAAAACTAAAGTTATCCACAGCGCTGTACTAATGGGGTGGTCGCATTACCATCCAAAGGCCGGTACAGACGTCCCAACCTTGGAATTCATTGAAGCAGTTGAAAATATCTATATGTCAGATAAGGACTCTGCTTCTGAAAAGGAAAAGGATTGGAGAGAGATACTACTCAACTATAAATTTATGAGGATTGACGAGCTTAGTAAAACTATTGCTGAGATTGTAAGGTATGGCTACTTTAATGTCGGACATGTTAAATCAGTCATAAATCGCGCTAATGAAAAAGTTATTTATAGTAGAAAAGCCAAAGGAATGACAAGAGCATGGACTATCTTTCACAGTAGTTTTAAGGATAACGAGACTGAGGTTTTACAAGCATTTATTGATGGTGTAAAAGAAAGTGTAGAGCATATTGGTGTTAACGATCTTGATAGCATTATAACCGTTATTCGAGATTTAGGGGGGAGTAAGGAAGCAACCTCAATTATAGACTTCTTTATAGAAAGCAGAAAGTCTACACCAGAGATATTTAACTTGAAAAGCTTTGATGTTTTCAGGGCTATTAAAGACGAAGAATTAAATGAAAGGTTCTCTTCTGCTTATGCCATCATCAAGCCTCAAGAAGATTTTAGAACGGTTATTTCTCGTTTAAGCATTTCGAATGGATGGCGTGATGAGGACATAGATGTCTTAGATGGGGTAACCCAGCAGGAATATTATGAATTTTTTAAAAAAATGGATGATCCTGATTTATCGTCAATTGTAGCTGCCTGCCTAAAGTTTGCTCGCTTGACGAATGCTGATGAAAAAATGAATTCTATTAGTCAAAAAGTTAAAGGTGCCTTATCCGATATTAGTAATGAAAGCAAATTGAACAAGATGAGGATGGAAAAATTCGGTTTATAAAACGTTATAATGCTCAGCGCTCTAAGGCGCTGAGCGGCTATTATAGACAGTAATCTTCAAAACGAATTATTTCATCTCCAAGCCACAAATTTAACTCTTCGAATCGCCTCTGCAGTGGCATGAGTTCATTACGCACAAATACCTTGCTGGCCTTCTCAATATCACCAAATCCGCCGGTATTGTTAGGGATGATCCCCATCAGCTGCGGTGGCACACGATGCACGGCCAGCATATCGTCGCGGCTCACGTTTTTGATGTTCAGAAATTCATCCTTCGCCGCCACCTCAGACAGCGGGATGATCTGGATGCCGTCCTTTTTCCCGTTCGGGCTGTACATAAACAGGTTACGGAAGTTGCCTGGGCCCTTTGCGCTTTTCATGGCGCTGCGGATATTGTCCACGTCCTGCTGACTCTGCGCCGGGTCGGTCATGTACATGATGAAACCCGCATGGCTGCCGTTGAGGTAATACTTGCGGCGGAACAGCGTAGCCGACTCGTTCAGCAGCGCCGACGGGATGGCCGACAGATAGCCCGGCACACCGTAAATCTCCTGATTGATATCCGGCTCCATCAGGTGAAACACGCTCCCCTTCGCAAACTCATACGGCTCCGTGTTAATGCCGTAGTGCGCGTACCAGTACGTGTCCAGGTCAAGGCCGCGCCGGGTAAACTTCGCCAGCGACGGCTCCAGCTTCAGCACGTTACCGAGGCGGCTGGTGCGCTTCTCCAGGTAGGCATTGCCGAAAATCAGGTAATCCAGCGCAAAGCGGCTGAACGCCTGCTGACTCAGCAGCGGGTGCGGGATAAAGGTACTCGCCAGAATATTGCACTTCACGCTGATGGGTGAGCTGTGATGCACGGCGGCGCGGAACGTGCGCGCCAGCCCGTCAACGCTTACGGGCGGTTCATACCAGCGATCATTGATAACGCACTCCACGTAGTCCAGCAGTTCGCGGCGGTCCAGCACCGGAATCGGGTCGCCAAAGGTAAACGCCTCCGAAGCTGCCCCGCTGGTCATGTTATCCGGCTGCGGCACGGGCTGCGTGCGGGTGCGGTTCCTGCGTTTGCTCATTAATAAATCTCCACAATGTTCTGCGTGTGTGCCGCCTGTCCCTGCAGCGGCTCGTTTGCCAGCGCGTGCATGGTCGCCCAGGCTAAATCTCCGTGGCTGACCTCCTCGCTGCGGCTGGTTTCATAGGTCGGACGGTTGCCGCTGCCCGAGCCGGACGCGCCGGAGGAAGTCTGGACGGTGAAACGTGGCTGAACTGCATGAAGTGGACGCCTGGCTGGCGGCGCTGCTCTCACAGCTGGAGCCTGCCGCCCGGAAAAAGATGCTGCGCGAGGTGGCACGCGACGTGCACCGCATTCAGCAGGCAAACATCACCGCACAGCGTTCCCCGGACGGCACCGCATGGGAGCCGCGCCGAATCAGCGCCCGCAGCAAAAAGGGGCGCATCCGTCGCGGCATGTTTGCGAAGCTGAAAACGGCAAAGTATCTGAAGGCGCAGGCAGGCGCGGACGCAGCTGAAGTTGCCTTTGTGCCGGGGGTTCAGAAGCTGGCGCGCGTCCATCATTACGGACTGCGGGACCGGGTAAGCCGCCGCGGCCCGATGGTGAAATATGCGGAGCGTCCGTTATTAGGATTAAGTGAGGAAGTAGAAAAGGAAATCAGAGAGGTTTGTATAAACTTTCTAGACTCAAAAGGTTCATTAAAATAGGAGATTGACCGCATTAACCTCCTACCTAAAATTAATCGAGATGAATTACAAGAACATTGCAAAGCTAATTTTTATTAATCTTTCCTGACATGTAATACAATAAAAATATACCAAGAATAAGCAAAATGATAGATATGGAATTATAAATACTCCACTGGCTGGGTTCTATCGTAGACAAAATCAACAGAATAACTGATGCTATACCAAGCATAATTGGTTCAACAGCCTCATCAGGACCTTCAGTGACAAGCATGTAAGCCAGCTGTAATCCGCAAGAAATAGCTAATGCATTTGCAACATAGGTTAAAGTTTTAATATGCCTAACATGTGATATTAGAGGCCACCTATCAACACTTTCAGTCCATGTTAATTTAATTAAATGAAAATCCCTAACACTCCAATAATAAATGACATGACTCACGTTCACTTTATCGAAGACATTGAGTGTGTCAAGAATTTCAATAACACCTTTTGCCATTAACAGTAAACTTAAACAAATGAAAATTATTTTTTGGGCGTAAGCCTGTAAATGTTGAGCTGAGAATGCCACTTTATCATATGGTTTCCTAACCCTAGGCCATATGGGTAAAAGTTGTTTGTCAAACTCCTCTTTTGTAGGTGATCCATTATATCCAACTATATTTCCTATATCTCTCCTAAAACTTCTGTTAAAACCGAGCAAAACTAATATCACTACACCAATAATTATA